TCTGGTCCTGGCGCTCTTGTTGAGGGCTTAATTGATATTTGTAAAGTTCTTGATGCAAGAGTTGGAAAGAAAGTTCGCTCTGTTGATGTGTTGGATATTTGCAACATTATTGGTCGCATTGTAATCTCAGGCTCATCACGCCGTTCCGCACAGATTGCAATCGGTGATCCCGATGATGTGTTGTTCCTTCGTGCCAAAAACTGGGGTAGCGGTAATGTTCCAGCTTGGAGATCAAACAGTAACAATAGTATTTATGCAGACAGTTATGATGAAATTGTTCCAGAATTCTGGAAAGGTTATGACGGAACTGGCGAGCCATATGGTTTGTTAAACAGAAAGCTTGCAAGAACACATGGAAGACTCGGTGAGAAGTCACCAGACCCAAGCATTGAAGGTTTTAATCCTTGTGCAGAAATTGCACTTGCTGATGGTGAATCATGCAATCTTGCAACAATCTTTTTGCCAAACATTGAATCGCTTGCGCAGATGATGGAAGTTTCTAGACTTCTGTACATGTTGCAAAAGCAAGTTACTAGACTTTCATACCCTTATGAAAAAACAAATAGTATTGTTCACAAGAATGCTCGTCTTGGTCAATCAATTACTGGAGTGTTGCAATGCAGTGAAGTTCAGATTGGTTGGCTTTCAAAGACTTATGAGTACTTGAAGAATTTTGATAAGGCTTATAGCAAGGAGCGTGGATGGAATCCATCTGTTCGCTTAACCACAGTTCAGCCTTCAGGCACATTGTCATTGCTACCTGGAGTCACCCCTGGTATTCACCCAGCATTTGCTAAGTACTACACAAGAAGGGTTCGTTTTAGCTCTGTAGACCCGCTAGTTGATGCTTGTAGAAAGCGTGGTTATAAAGTTGTTTGGGATATCGGATTGGATGGTCGTGAAGATCACACCAGATATGTTGTTGAATTCCCATGCAAATCACCAGAGGGATCTATCCTTGCCTCAGAAATGACGGCTGTACAGCAACTTGAGGTAGTTCAGTCAATGCAGAAGGAGTGGGCGGATAACGCTGTCTCAGTAACTGTTTATTATCGTAAGGAAGAGCTTCCTGCGATTAAAGAATGGTTGAGTGAGAATTATGATAATGGTGTTAAGTCGGTATCTTTCCTTCTTCATGTTGATCACAACTTCCCTCTTCCTCCATATGAGGAAATTAGTGAAGATGAATATAACAAATCTGTTGCGAAACTTGATTTTTCAACACCAATTCATCAAAACGCTACAGACTTAACCCTTGATATGGATAATTGCGCTACAGGTGCATGCCCAGTCAGATAAAAATTGAACATCTCTGTACCATTTTTTACAATATTGATGATATAATTTAACTTATGTCGTCAGATATGATTAAAAGTAAAAAACTTTGGGTTCCAGAAAGAAGATATGGAGTCTGTGTCTACTTTACAAAAGATGGCGAAGCTTTGTCCGATGGCGATGGGGTTCTCTCAGCAGAAGGTATTGTTGATGACCCATCTATTGAAAGAAGAGTTCTTCAGGCTGGTAAGTACTGGTCAGGCGATGATGACGGATATATCAGATGGGTTGCTGGTGCTAGAAAGATTAGTGCATCTGAAAGAGATGATCAAACAGAAAGATTAGCTGCAGGTTTTGTAGCCGATCCTTATGAAGACATGTTTGACGAGCACTTTGGAAATAGGGGTTAATATGGAAAGAAAAATGGAAGTTGTTGAAGACTTTATTGTTGAAAATGAAATAGATGATATTTCATATATTGGCAATCTTGAAAAAGTAGAAGAGTATGATCCTTTTGATTCTGTAAAAATTTCTACACTATCGCCAAAAATGAAAAGAAAAGCGCAAAGGCTTCAGAAGAAACACGAAGGCGCTGATGGTACTCCGTCTAAGTACATTGATCCAGAAAGAGTTAGTGGTTATTCGCTTTATGACATTGTAAATCCACCTTATGACCTAGACACACTTGCTGGTCTTTACGATCAAAGCTCAATCCATTACGCTGCTATTAATGCCAGAGTTATGAACACCGTAGGTCTTGGTTATAACTTTACTGAAACATTAAAGGCGAAAAGAAAGATTGAAAGAGCTCAAGATGATCCAGCAAAACTGGAGCGTGTAAGAAATTCAATGCAGGATCTTAAAGAAGGTCTTGACGAGCTTTTTGAAAATTTAAATGTTGAAGAAACACTTATTGAAACATTAGTCCGTGTTTGGCAAGATGTTTTGACTGTAGGCAATGGCTACTTGGAAATCGGTAGAAACAATTCGGGTCAGATTGGCTATATTGGTCATGTTCCAGCAACACTTGTCCGTGTAAGAAGAAAGCGTGATGGTTATGTACAGATTGCAAAAAGCAATAAGATTCAAGCAGTTTTCTTTAGACAGTTTCAAGACAAAGAAACTCAAGATCCAATTAATAACGATCCAAAGCCAAACGAATTAATTCACTTTAAAATTTATTCACCAAACAACACTTACTACGGCGTTCCTGCAGCAGTTTCTGCAGCAGCGGCAATTATTGGAGATAAGTTTGCAAAGGAATACAATATTGATTATTTTGAAAATAAAGCCATCCCTCGCTATGCAATTATTCTAAAGGGCGCAAAGCTGAGTAATAAGTCTAAAATGGAATTGATTAATTACTTTAGAAATGAAGTTAAGGGTCGCAATCATGGAACTTTGGTTATACCAATTCCATCAAGCATTGGTTCAGATGCAGATATTAAATTTGAAAAACTTGAAGCTGGAGTGCAAGATGCTTCTTTTGATAAGTATCGCAAATCAAACAGAGATGAAATACTTGTAGCAAACAGAGTACCAGCTCCAAAGGTTGGAGTTTATGATAACGCTAACTTGGCAGTGTCAAGAGATGCGGATAAGAGTTTCAAGATGCAAGTAATCGGACCAGATCAAGCTGTTATTGAAAAGAAACTTAATAGACTGATTGCCGAGTTTACAGACATGGTTCAGATCAAGCTGAACAAGATTGATCTTATTGATGAAGATATTCAATCAAGAATTAATGATAGATATCTTAGAACAGAAGTTATTACGCCTAATGAGGTTAGATCACAAATCGGTCTTCCTGAAAGAACAGAAGGTGATGATGTTCTTCCTTTCCCAACAAATGTCAAGAAAGAGCAGAACGAATCAGGTAGTGCTGGACCAGGCGCTCCTAGCGGTAATGATAATAACTCTGCTGCGTTTCCTCCTAAGTCACCAACTGGTGATGGGGCAACGAGTGATCCTAGAGCAGATGGTGCTCAAGCGGAGCGTGGTCAAAATCAAGACTCTGGAGTGAACAATGATTCAACCAGTAAATTTAATCAAGGAGAGTAATTATGAGTGAAAGTACTTTAGTGTATTCAAATAAAAATTTAGTAACGGCTGATGGAGCTGTAAGTATTGGGCAGCATACAAGCGAGATATATGTTTATAACAAAGGTGCTTCCGATGTTGATATTAAGCTTAATGGTCTCTATACAGTGCTTATTCCAGCAGAAACTACAGAGTATGTAGAAATCGGTGGAGACTATACCAGCATTGAGGTAATCACTGCTGCCTCTGCTGTATCTGTTTTTGCACTAGGCTGATTTGCAATATTGTTAAAAACAATATAACATATAGAGTTACGAGGTATGCATGACTGATTTTAATATTTCATTCCCTATTGATATGATCAAGAAGGAGCAAAGAATTGTAAGTGGTATTGCTACTGCAGATAATATTGATAAGTCTAACGACATTGTTGATTTTGAGGCTTCAAAAGAAGCTTTTGCCAACTGGGGTGGAAACATCCGTGAAATGCATGCACCAATTGCTGTTGGTAAGGCTGTTAAGTATGAGCCAGTAACAATTACTGACAAAGACGGAAATACATATAATGCTTTTAAAGTAGAGGCGTATATCTCAAAAGGTGCCGAGGATACTTGGCAAAAAGTCCTTGATGGTACTCTTCGTTCTTTTTCTATTGGTGGAAAAGTCATCAAGAAAGAAGAGATGGCTGACAAGATGTATAATGGCAGACCTGTAAATATTATTAAAAAATATGTTCTTGGAGAACTTAGTCTTGTAGATAACCCAGCGAATGCTTTAGCTGTTATTGACCTTGTAAAAATGAATAACGAGGGTGGTTTGAATTATGCCCTTGACTGCGATCTAGATTGTCAATTAGCAAAAGCAAAGCAACCTTTGAAAGACCCTAAGGGTGGATTAACCGCTGCTGGAAGAAGACACTTTAAAGAAACAGAGGGTGCCAATCTAAAACCAGGTGTTAGAGGTGCAGCAGATACTCCAGAAAAAATGCGCCGCAAAGGTTCATTCCTGACTAGATTTTTTACCAATCCATCTGGACCAATGAAAAAACCAAATGGAGAACCAACAAGACTTGCGCTTTCAGCAGCAGCTTGGGGTGAGCCTGTTCCT